CTTGTTCGGTCAAAAGGTATGGTACCAGGCTCTTGCATGAACAAGGCATACAAGACGAGGCGCTGATCAGGCGCACCTGGCAATAGAGAATTATAGCACAAACTATTGATTTTGCGCTATGTATTCATGAAGGAGTAGTACGCAATGCCCCAAAATCCAGTTTTAGTTTATGCCAAAGAGGACGGGACTCCCTGCTATATGCACACCGTCGATGCGCGTGAAGCGGTGCGCCTGGGCGATTACACGGCCGCCCCGCCAGGGGGCAAGGACCCGGAGCCCGAGGCGCGGGCGTCGGCGATGAGCCGCTTTCGCACCGGCCAGGGCACCACGCATCCCGAGCTCCAGACCGAGGAGGAGCGCGACGAGGCCCGGGCCAAGGCGAATGAGCAGGCGGAGCTCATGGCGGGCGTGCCGGAAGGCGCGCAGGTCGTCGTGATGGCGCCCAGCAAGGCCGATGCGCCGAGTGCCCGGAGCACGGCGCGGAGTCATCAGGCCACGGCCAGTAGCAGTACGCCCCCGGCCAATCCGCCCGCCTCGCGGCGCAGTGAATAGGCGCGGCGATGGCCCTCGATGCCACGCCGGCGGGGAGTGCGAGTAACAGTTACGTGACTGTTGCGGACGCGACCCTGTACCTTCAGCAGCGCCCGTATCACGAGGCGTGGGATGCCGCGCTGGTCAGTGGCGATGCGGCCCCGGCACTCATGTGGGCCACGAGCCTGCTCGATAGCCTGGTGCACTGGTACGGGACGCCGACCACACCGACGCAGGCCCTGGCCTGGCCGCAAACGGGGCAGGTCGATCGCTATGGGCGCCCGATTGATCCGCTGCTCATTCCCATTCGGTTGGAGCAGGCGACGGCCGTGTATGCCCTCGCGCTGCTCGGCGATACGACGCTGAGCCAGCCGAACGGCGGCAGTCAGCAGGCAGGGATCAAGTCCACGAAGATTGGCGGGACGACGATCACCTATCAAGACACGACTAACGCCGTGGCGGCCACGTCTCCCGTTACCAGCGTGCCGAGCGAGGTACGGGCCTTGCTCAAGGGGTACGGGGTGATGGCGGGCATGATCGCGATTCCGATTCTGCGGACGTAGGCGTATGCCGTCGAGCGGGGGGGATGTGATCAGGACCCCGCGTCCTCAAGGGACGTGAGATAGAGGGTTGATCAGGCCCACCTGACCACAACCGCCGGGAAGTATAGCATATGCACGCTGCGCTTGTCGCCTTCTTAACGGATACGGTGCTGGTGGCCCCCTACACGGGCCAGGACGGCTATGGCGTGCCCACGTATGGCGCACCCGTCGCGACCCCCTGCCGCGTCGAGTACCGCACGCAGGTCTTTACTAATGCGCAGGGGCAAGAACGGGTCAGCCGGGCGCTGTTGTTCTTTGATGGTACGGTCACGCTGGGCATCCGCGATAAGCTGACGCTCGAAGATGGGTCGAGCCCGACGATTGAGCGGGTCGATCTGTGGAAAACGCCGCAAGGGACGCCCGACCACCTGGAGGTCATCATATGATCACCATTACCCTTGAAGGCATCGACGCCCTGCGCCAGTCGTGGCAGCGGCTGCAAGCCCAGGTTGGCCCCGCGGTCGCCCACGCCTTGAAGACGGAAGCGGATCAGATCCTAGAGGCCAGCTTGCCGCTCGTGCCGGTGGACACGACGCTGCTCATTCTGACGGGCATGGTCGAGGGCCCCACGGCCAGCGGCCAGGAGACGACGGTCGACATCCGCTATGGGGGGCATGGGCTCGCGCCGTATGCCATTGTGCAGCATGAGAATACGGCGTTCAACCATCCCAACGGGGGTCAGCACCACTATTTGTCCGAACCCGTGTTTACCGCCACGGGCGGGATGGCCGAGCGGTTCGCTGCCCTCATTGGCCCCGCCCTGCGAGGCTAGCGATGCCCCAGTTTATGCGCCACGATGGCTATGGCAATCCGCTGCCCGAGCTGGCCGACGCCCGCCAGGCCGTCCTCTACGAGCGGCCCTTTAATGTCCAGCAGCGGCGCACCATTCTCCAACTGCTCGACGAACAGTGGCGCAAACTGCTCCGCAAGGGCATGCACGGCGACGTGACGCTCACCTTTTACGTCCGCGACGGGCTCATTCAACCCGACCTGGCCGTCACGGAGACGCATGTCTACCGTAGCGTCAAGGACGAGTAGCATGGCACTGCTAGACGAGTTAGGGGCGTATCTCCAGAGTCACGGCGTGGCGGCCGTGGGGAACACGCTCTTTAAGGGGCGGTTGCCGCTCGATACGCTCGAGAACACGGTGCCGGTCCTCGCGCTGATCGAAGTGCCGGGGTTGCCGCCCGTGCGCAGCCATGACGTGCCGGTGGCGCGCTACGAACAGCCCGTGGTGCAAGTCGCCACGCGTGGGGCGCCGTATGGCTATCCGGCCGCGCGGGCGGCAGCACAGGCGGCGTGGGACGTCCTCGACGGCGTGCAGAATGCGTCGCTCAGTGGCACGTTTTACCTCTGGCTCCAGGCGCTCCAGAGTCCGTACTGGCTGCGCACCGATGACTTTCAGCGACCCGTGCTGCTCTTTAATGTGCGCTGTGCGCGGGCACTGGGCTAAGGAGTCGCCATGGCCCTGATCGAACGCTTGATGGGACAGCCGTTTGAGCCCGACCATGCGCGGAAAATTTCCGTCCACGAGTTTGCGGCGGCGGCCTATGAAGTCGCTTTTGGCCCACGCACGGTGGCGCAGATTAAGCAGTATTATGCCATGACGCCCGAAGATGCCGCAGAATATGATGCCCTCATTGCCCAGGTGAGCGGCACGGATGCCGTCAAGCACCGTATCATTTTTCAGTTCGAACAGGTCTTTATCCTGGCGGAGATGCGGGCGGGCTTCTACGACACCCCGGCGCTTGTGCGGTCGCGGCTAGGACTCTAGGCATGCCCCTGCAATGTTTTGTCGATGCGTTTAATATCGGCACTGGGGCCGTCGCCAGTACGGTCGTCCGGACCGGGTACGGGTTCCAACCCAAAGCGTGTTTGTACTGGTGGAGTGGGCGGACCGAGAGTACCACGACGTTTGCGCGCAAGAACCTGCAAATGGGGGCGGGGATGGCGAGTAGTGCAACGGCACGCGCCTGTGTGACCATGCTCTCCCAGGATACGACCACAACGATGGTGACGAATCGGCGTCATGACGCCGCCAATGTGATTGCCTGCACGACGACCTCAGACACGACGGACGGCAGTGCGGACCTCCAAAGCTTTGATGCCGGGGGGCAAACACTGGTCATTACCGACCAATTTACGACGAACCTGCGCGTCCACTGCCTGGCGTTGGGTGGTACTGATCTGACGAACGCCATTGTGGTCCAGTTTGCCGGGCCGGGCGCCAACGGGAACCAGGACACGACGACCGTGGGCTTTCAGCCCGATGCGCTGGTGCTGCTCTCCAGCATTCAGGACGTGGCGAGTGGGACGACCCAGAATTTTACCGGGCAATTGCTGTTTGGTCTGGCAACGGGGCCCAGCAATCAGGGGGTAGTGGCGCTGACCGATAAAGACGCGTCGGCCGATGCGTCCACCAGTCGCTATAGCTACGGGGGCGAGTGTCTGGCGTCGCCCAATGACACGGCGACTGCGGTGGGGCGCCGTGCCGCGTTCGTGAGTTTTCTCTCCAACGGCTTCCGGCTCAACTGGTTAGAGTTTAGCTCGGCCGGCTTTCAGTATTTTGCGCTCGCCCTCAAGGGGGGGCGCTATGCGGTGGGCAATGTTGTCACCTCAACGACGATCAACACGACGATTCCTGTCACGGGGTTGGGCTTTGCCCCCTCGGGGCTCTGGCTCATGAGTGCGGCGGCGCCGGTGGATGTGCAAGCCACGGTGCGGACCCAAGCGACGGTAGCAGTAGGTGGGGCAACAAGTCCCACGAACCGGGCGTGTCAGGGTGCGGTGTCCGAACATGCGGTCGCGACGGCGGTCTGTGCCAGTAGTACGCGCGAGGATGGCTGCCTGGAACTCCTCAATAGTGGCAGCGTGAGTGCCGGGGTCGTGGATGTGCAGAGTATGGATGCTGGCGGGTTTACGCTCATTATGGACGTGGCAGACGTGACCACGACGAAGTACGTGACGTATCTGGCCTGCGGCAGCACGCCCGTAACCGTGGTCCCCCGGTCACTCGACCATAGCACGGTCCTGCAGGCCGTCACCCGCGCCCGGTATTTTTAGGAGGTTGCCATGGCCGCTGGCTATGTGGTATCCACGATAGGGTCGTTGGCCCTCGCCGCCACGACGGCGAAGACGATCCTCAACGTGATTTCGGGCGCCAATGCCCTAACCCGCATTGTCGAGCTCTCCGTCTCCTTTGACGGCGTAACGGCGACGGCCGTGCCCGCCGTGGTTGAGCTGGTGTCATCCACGCAGGCAGGCGCTGGGACGCCCGGGACCACGCCGACCATTTACCAGATGCGCGGGCCGACGCGCACCGTGCAGGCGACGGCAGCCCAAAACTATAGTGCGGAACCCACCGTGCTTTCACCCTGGAAGCGCTGGTTGGTCCCCGTGTTTAACGGCCTCCTGGTGGTGCAGTTTCCCCTCGGTCGAGAGCCCGAGCAGATCGTCACGGCTGATGCGATTGGGATTCGCGTTACAGCACCGGCCATCGTGAACGTATCTGCTTTTTTGGAGTGGGAGGAAGGATAGCCCGATGGTCTATCTCATTACCTCGGGGCGGTTTTGGGGGCTAGCGGACGTGGAGGAAGTGCGTCTGCCGTATGCCACGCTCGAAGAAGCCCGGGCCCAGGCCACGCAGGAACAGGCGACGGGGAAGCCGCCGCTGCGGATTGAAGACGAGACGCAGGGCGTGCTGTGGACACCGCAGAAGGAGTAACCCTTGGGGTCGTTATCAGACGATGCGGCCGTGCCCTTTCCGCCACCTTCGGGAGACTGGGGCACGATTACCCATTGGCTCATTGTGCTCCCGCCAGCCGAGCCTGAGCCAGACTCGAAGGAGTAACGCCTTGGGCAGTTTATCTAATTATGCGGAAGACCAGTTGCTTCAGCACGTGTTCAATGTTGCATATACCTCTGTGGCCACAGTCTATGTGGCCCTCTCGACCGGCACCCTGACCGATACGTCCACCGGCGCCAGCATGAGTGAAGTCGCCAATGCCAATGGGTATGCGCGCACGGCCGTTACGTTTGGTGCGGCGGCCCTACGTAAGGTCATGCAGAGCGGCGCCGTGACCTTTCCGCAGGCCTCGGGGGCCTGGGGCACGGTGACGGACTGGGCCATTGTCGATACCAACACCTACGGCGCGGGCAATATCCTGGCCTACGGCTCCTTTACCGCGTCCTTTGCGCCCGTGACCGGGAATACGCCAACCATTCCGAGCGGGGAGCTTCAGGTCATCTTCAATGCGTCGTCCGGCGCGGGGTTTGTTGATGTCTGCGTACATCTACTCCTGAACCGCATGTTCCGCAACCAGGCATATACCAAGCCGGCTACGTACATTGCCCTTGCGACGGCAACGATTGCGGATACGGCGGCAACCGAGGCGAATGTGACAGAGGTGAGCACTGCGGCGACCGGGTACTCACGCAAACTTGTCAATATCTCAGGCGGAGCCGCCCCGAAGTGGAATACGGCGAGCGGTGGTGTCGTCACGAATGCTGACGCGATCACGTTTACGACGCCGACGGCCTCGTGGGGCACGATTACGAGCTGCTTTATTATCGACAGCGCGAGCGGTGCCGGGAACATTATTGGGTATGACAACGGCAACATCGTCGATCAGCCTGTTGCGGCGAGTGATACTGTGCAATTTGATATTGCAGCTTTTTCGATCAGCCTATCCTAGTCTCTTTGCTCATTCGTAGCCGCTGGGCCTTGGTGGTATCTCTGCTGTGTGCGGCTCAGCCGTGCCGGACCCCTCATGCCTTCCCCTAGGGCAGGATCACGCCTATGCCGGTGCACGGTCGCAGCTTCGTGTATCATGCCCTGCTCCTGCATGGGCGCCCCGCCGCCCCTACGGTCCGGTTGCTCACTGCCGCGCTGGTGGGCGCCAGTACCACTCCCACCAGCGGGGGGGCCTTGACCCGGCGCCTCACCGCGGCCCTGCCGCCCACCAGTACGACCCTCGCCATCCAGACGACGACGACCCGGCGCCTCACCGCTGCCCCAAGTCCTGCGAGCCAGACCCCGCCTGCCGCGGCCTCCCAGACGCGGCGGCTCAGTACAGCGTTGCTCGGGAGTAGTACCACTCCAGCGAGTCTGCAGACGAGTACGCGGCGGCTGACGGCCACGCTGCCTGGAGCTAGTACGACCCCCGCGAGTGCCCGGACGACGGTGCGCCGGCTCACAGGGGCCCTGGCGGGGAGCAGTGCCACGCCCACGAGTGCGCAGACGAGCGTGCGCCGTCTCCAGGCCGTGCTACCTGCGGCGAGTACGACGCCCAGTGCCTCAGCACTCCTGCTCACGCTGCGCCACCTCACGGCGGCGCTGAGTGGCCAGAGCACCACGCCGACCAGTGCACGGACCCTCATGCGGCGCGTGACGGCGGCGGTTGCGGCGGCCAGTACGACCCCGACGAGTGCGCCGACCGTCCTGCGGCGCCTCGTGGCAGTCCAGGCGGGTACGAGTACGACGCCGGCCGCCCAGGCCGTGGTGACCGCGCTCCGATCGCTGACGGCGGCCCTGAGTGGCGCGAGTGCCACGCCCACGGCGGCTCGCACGCTCGCACGACGCCTGACGACCGCCGTCCTCGGGGCCAGTACGACCCCCGCCGCGACCACGACAATCACCCGGCGCCTCACGACGAGCATGAGCGGGGCGAGCACGACGCCAGCGGCGACGGCCACCATGGGCGTCCTGCGGCATCTCACCGCGCAACTCACATCCAGCAGTACGACCCCGGCCAGCGCGCGGACCCTCGTCCGTCGCCTTCAGAGTACGGTCCTGGGGACGAGTCTCACGCCCACGGCCACCGCCAGCCTAGGCGCCGTGCGCTCCCTCACGGCGACGCTGACGCTCACGAGTACCACGCCCGCCAGTACGCGCCAACTGGCACGACGGCTCCAGGCTCTGGTCAGTAGCCCCAGCCAGACGTCGCTGGCCCAGGCCGTGAGCCTCCGGCGCCTGACGGCCCTCCTGGCGTCTACGAGTCTCACGCCACCCGCGAGCCCGGGCTATGTGCGCGTGCTGCAGGCCACGCTCGCTATCGTCAGCCAGACGCCGCTTGCGGCGCCGGTCCTGGTGCGCGCTCTGGCGGCAGCGCTTCTCGCCGTGAGTCAGGCGCCGCCCAGCGTGCAGGCGACGCTTCGCGCGCTCCTGAGTGGGCTCGTCGGCAGTAGCGCGACACCGCCTGCGCATACGAGTATGCTCGAAATGCCCGTGGTCCTGATGGGGACGGGCGCCATGCTGCAGCGGACAGGCCAGGCAACAACTACCACGCTGACGCGCAGCCAGGCGATAGGCACGCTTACCCGGACGAGTCCTCGTAGCAGTCCGACCTTGCGGCGTGGCGACGGCCAGGCGGGCACCCTCCGGCGCACCGCGTTGCCCCGCGATCCTGACTTGAGGTGATACTATGATATAATGAGGAGGTAAGGCTTTCGCGCTTGCCTTCTGGGACAGGCGAGGATTGAAACAGGTGACCTATGCCCACGATTCCCTTGTTATCGACGACCCTGCTCGAAGCCACGACCGGCCTCCTCACCTTTACGCTGGTCGATAGCGACGGCGCGGGCGTGCCCGTGTCCATGCTGACCACGGTGACGCTGACGTACTACGACGTGATCAGTGGCACGATCGTCAATGCCCGCAACGCGCAAAATGTGCTCAATGCCAATGATGTGAGTATCGTGACGGCAGGTTCGCCAGCCGTGACGACCATCGAATGGCAGATTCAGCCCGCCGATACGGTAATGGTGGATCCGGAGCTCGCGCTAGAGTACCGCGTGGCACAATTCCGCTGGACCTGGGACAGCGGCACGCGTCATGATGCCTATCAGGTACAGTTTGGCGTGGAGAACCTCGCGTTTGTGGTCTGAGGGGAGGCCCACAAAAAAGAGGTGTCATTTGTGTGCGGCTATGCTAGTCTCACGCTATCGACTGAGGAGGTAGCTCGGGATGCTAGTCTGTTCCCCGCGCGCGCGGGGATGAACCGTACACACTGACCTTTTTCATAGCACCTAGTATCTGTTCCCCGCGTGCGCGGGGATGAACCGAACCACCTCTGCACATCATACACGGTAGTCACTGGTCGCCTGATGACCTTCAGGTAACACATACCGCCGCAGTTAAGCGAGAACCTCACCCCTCTCGCTGCTGTCGGCGGTTTTGTCTTTCTGGAGGCTTTCTCATGGCAGACGCCCCCTATCTGGCTGAATCCTGGTCCGGTCTCATCCAATTCCGCTGTCCCGCCTGTGGCTACGATACGCTGCTCCAACCGCGCATTGATGCCCACATGGCGCAGTGTCCCCGCTACCAGGAGGCCCTCCACGCGAGCACGCTGCGTGCAGGCGAACCGCCCGCGCCACCGCCCCCCGAGCCTGACCCGGATGAGGAGCCCGAACCGGCGCAGCCGACGCCTGCGGGGGCGTAAGCCATGCCCACCCAAGCCATTTCTGCGTTTGGGATCGCCTTGCGCCTGGGCGATGGGATCGCGGCTGTTTTGAATATTACCGCCGCCACGAATGCCACGCCGATTGTGATTACAACCAGCGCTGTCCACGGCATTGTCGATGTATCCAAAGTTACCGTAACGGGCGTGCTGGGCAATACGGGGGCGAACGGCAGCTGGATTGCCGAGGCCGTCACGCCGACCACGGCGCGGCTGCGCGGTTCGGTCGGGAACGGGGCCTACACGTCGGGTGGGGTCTTCACCTTAGATAGTACGTATGCAACTATTGCCGAAGTGACGGATATTCAGGACGCGGGCATTATGGCGTCGGTCATAGACGTATCTGCGCACGACGGCATAGGCGGCTGGGGCTCGCAAATCCCGACCATGCTCTCCAATAACAGCATGCGCCTCGTCGTCAACCACGTCCCCGAACATCCTACGCATGATGAAGTCACGGGTTTACTCTATCTGATGGAAAACCGCATTCGCCGGCCCTATTTGCTTGTACTGCCTAATGCAACCAAGACAACATGGTGGTTCTCTGGTTATTGTGTCGGCTGGCGTGATCAGGCACCGATGGCTGGGGCACTGACGGCGCAAGTCACGTTTGAATTTCCTGACGCGCCGATTTTGGCGTAACAGAAAGGATGCGTTATGCCAACCCAGGCGATTGCGGCAACTGGCCTTATTATCAATATGGCGGGGACGCCCATACCCGAAATCACGAACGCCTCTGAGATTGGGGCGCAGTTCAATGTGGTGGACGTATCTGCACACGATGGTGGTAATTGGGCTAGTAAGATTCCTACTCTATTAGACGGTGGCACGATCCGCGTCTCGGCGAACTTTGTTCCTGCCAATGCGCAGCATGTGGCCCTGCGGACGGCGATGATTAACCGGGCCTCGACGGCGTTTACCGTCCGGTTTCCCAATGTCGGCGCCACGACCTGGAGCTTTAATGCGTTCGTGACGCGCTATCGCATCCCGTCTGCGCCCGTCAACGGCGCCTTACCGCTGGAATTTGAACTGACCGTAGATGGGGCTATCACTTTTTGAAATATACTATTTTCGATTCAATCATCACAAAGAGAACGCGGCATGATTGATGTCAGCATCACCATGACGGTGCATGTCCCGGAACTCATTACGGTAGGAGAACTCCTGGTGGCAGAACTCAGCGGGATTCACGAAGCCTTAACCGCCCTCGGCACCAATCAGGCCGATGGTCAAGCGGCGCTCTCGGCCCACTTGACCGCGATTGAAGAAGAGATCCGACAATTGGGGGAGTCGCCAAGTCAGGCGGACTTGGATGCCATCGCCAATCAAATTCATGAGGCGGCCGGCGTCTCGGCGAAAGCCGCAGAGGACCTCCGGCAGATGACGGAGCAGGTAAAGGGCATGGTCCCGGATGCCCCCGCTTCGCCCCCGGCGTAGGAGACGTGTATGCCGTCTCTGGTTGCCCTCGTGCCCGTCGACCTCGATAAGCCACGCCAGCTGCTCTTTACCCGGGCGGCGGTCAAGACGATTGAACTGCGCCTGACCCAGATCTGGGGCCGCGATTATACCTTCTTTGAGGCCGTCCGGCGGCTCAGTGAAATGCTCCTCGATAACGACCTGAGCAAGCTCTCGTTTGTGAATATTAGCGTGCTCCTGTGGCAGGGCTGCGTCCATGAAGACCCGGCGTTGACACTCACGCAAGTCGAAGAGGCCCTGCCCTATGCGGATCCTACGGGGCTCATTCCCTACGTAGGGCTCATCCTCCAAGCCTGGAGCAATACGAGCCCGCTGGCGGTGGGAGGCGCCGTGCCCGCCGAGGCGGAGGCCACCGATACCGACCCTTTGGGCGCATCGACTGGGGCAAGCTCTGGGCCTTTGAACGGACCTGCCTTGGTGTCAGCGACGGCGAGTTCTGGGGCATGACATTCCTCGAAGGGCATCTGCTGGCGGAGGCGTACTGGCAGCAGCAGGCCCGGCAGGTGCGCCCCATGGCGATGCTGCTCCAGGCGTACTGGAACGTGCACCGCGATACCGATCAGCGCCGCGACCCGTTTACGCTCGAAGACATGCTCGCAGTCTTAGGGTATCCCGAGCCGCCACCGCCGCCTCCACCACCTCCAAACCTGGAAGCGATGCAGGAGCGGATCGGGATACTGCATAGCTTATATACGGCCAATGGAGAAAGAAAGGTCTAGTCTTGGCAGAGATTTTGGTAGGAGATGTAGTAGCCCGATTAAGACTAGACGCCAGTGGCTTTGACCAGGCGCTGACGCAGGCCCAGCAACGCCTCGCGCAGCTGACCCAAACCATGGGCCAGGTGCAGCAGCAGCAGCAAGGTGGCCAGCAATCGACGGCGCAACTCTCGCAAGCCTATCTCGCCCTCGCCCAGAGTATTACTGAGCAAACCCAGGCCTACAGCCAAGCCCAAAGCGCTGCCCTCCAGTACAAGCAAGCCCAAGATCAAATCCGGGAAGCCACCCGGCAACAGCAAGTAGCGACCCGGGCGGCGGCTACGGACGCGCAGCAAGCCTCGCAGGACGTGGTAGCGGCGGCGCAACGAGCTGCCCAAGCCCAACAAGCGGCGGTGCAGCAACAACAAGTCGGGGCGCGGACGGCGGCGACGGAAGCCCGCCAAGCGGCACAGGAAGTCGCGGCGGCGGTGCAGCGTGCCGCGCAAGCCCAACAAGCGGCGGCGCAGCAACAACAAGTCGCGGTGCGTATCGCTGCCAATGAAGCCCGCCAAGCCGCGCAGGAAGTCGCGTCCGCCGCCCAGCGGGCCGCGCAAGTCCAACAAGCCGCGGTGCAGCAACAGCAAGTAGCAGCCCGCCAAGCAGCCCAAGAGGCACGCCAGGCAGCCCAAGAAGTCGCGGCAGCTGCCCAGCGGTCGGCGCAAGCCCAACAGGCGGCCGTGCAGCAACAGCAAGTCGGGGCGCGCCAAGCGGCCCAGGAGGCGCGGCAGCTCGCCCAAGAGACCGCGCGGGTCCAACGGGAGGCCATGCAAGACGCGGCGCAGGGGGCGGGACGGCTGGGCGCGGCCCTGAGTACGGCGCTCAGTGTGGCCGGGGGCATCGGGATTGCCACCAGTATTGGCGCCATCATCGGTCAGATGAAAGAGTTGGCGACGAGTATCGTCGCCGTGGGCATCCAATTCCAGCAACTACGGCAACAATTTACCGCGATCCAGGGCGTGAGCGCCGGCGCTGCGGCCTTCCAGCAGATGATCAACTTAGCGCAGCGGTTGGGGATCGAAGTCCTGCCGCTCGCCGAAAACTTCCGGCGGTTTGATGCCGCGACCCGTGGGACGTCTATTCAGGGTGAGCAGGCTGCCCGCATCTTTGAAAACATGGTCGTGGGCATGCGGGCCATGGGGGCTAGCTCGCAGCAGACCGAGCGCGGCCTCCTCGCCCTCCAGCAGATGGTATCCAAAGGCATCGTCTCGCAGGAAGAACTGCGGCAGCAACTCGCCGAGGCCATTCCGGGGGCTACGCAGATTGCGGCGCGGGCCTTTGGGATGACGACCCAAGAACTCAATAAGATGATCGAGAAGGGGACGGACAGTATTGAGTTTGCCCGGCGCTTCAGTGAGCGATTTCGCATGGAGTTCGGCACGGCCGTGGCGACCGCGGTGGATACGGCTGCGGCGGCGTTTCAGCGCTTGGCCAATGAGATCAAACTGGCCGGAGAAACGATCGCCGCCTCCGGGCTCCTCGATACGCTGCGGAGCATGGCCGAGGCCGCCACGACGCTCCTGGCCACCGTCCGCAAGGCGCAGGAGGAACGCAGCCGGGAAGCGGGTCCCCCGGTCGGCGCCCTCCCGCAAGGGGGCATGGGCTTGCCGCCCGCCATTCGGGAGCGGCAAGCCGAGTTACAGCGCTTGCAAGAGCAGATTACGGGCGCCCAGGCGGCGCAATTGGTCGAGGGCATGCTGCCCGGCTTTGCGGGACCGATTACGGCGGAGGAGCGGCGGGCCATTCGGGACCGGCTCCAAGCCCTCCAGGCCGAACAAGCCAAGGCGATGGCCGAGTTTCAACAGAAACTGCAAGCGGAAGGCTTTGGACCGGGGGGGCAAGTCGGCTTTAAGTTCGAGATTGCGGCGGACGAACGGCCGCTGCAAGCAGCGGAAGACCGCTTGGCGAAAATCCTGGAACAAGGGCGCCAGCAACTGCGCGATATTGACCTGAATGCCCCGTTTCTCTCCGCGCTGGACGTGGCGGACCAGAAGTTCAAAGCCTGGGAAAAGACGCTCAAGGCCGTGCAGGAGGAAATTGGCAAACTCGGGGAAGGGCTGCGCCGCACGATCACGCCGAGTGGGGCGCCCAACTCGCTCGACGCGCTGATTGAGCGGATCGCCGGCGAAAAAGGGCTCGATCCGACCCTCATGCGTGCCTTAGTCGAGCAGGAATCCGGTTTTAATCCGCAGGCCGTCTCCCGTGCGGGGGCGCGGGGGCTCATGCAACTCATGCCCGGGACCGCCGCCGCGTATGGCGCCGGGGGCCGGGAGTTCGATCCCGAAACCAATCTGCGCGCCGGCATGACGTATTTTGCCGAGCTCCTCCAGAAATTTAACGGCAACGTCGAGCGCGCCCTCACCGCCTATAATGCCGGGCCAGCTCGCGGGGGTATTCCGCTCCCGACCGGGGAAAACGCGACCTTTGCGCAGGATGTTCTCCGGCGCATGCCGCAGACCATGCAGGGCATGCTCGACGCCGCCGGGCGCCAGCAACGGGCATTGGAAGCGGGGCAAGAGGCGCAGACGCCCGACCGTGAGCGCATGCAGCAAACCATGGCGACGGGCCGCGAGGCCCTCCGGGCCATTGACGAGGAAGAGCGGCAGCAAGACGTCGACGCGCGCGAACGGCGCCAGCAGGCCATGGCGACGGGGCGCGAATATCTCCGTGCCCTCGACGAGGAAATGCGCAAGCGGGATCAGGCCGTCGAGAGTCTCAAGCGCTTAGAGCAGCAATACTCGCTCACGGCGGATGCCCGCAAGGAAAGCGAGGCCGCGCGCCTCGCAGCCCAGTTTCCCCAGGATGAGGAAATCCAAAAACGGGCCGAAAACGTCCGGCTGCTCATTGAAGAAAAGCAAGCGATGGAGAGCAGTTTTGCGGCGATTAAGGCCCGCACGGATGCGCAGCGTCAGGCGCAAGAGACCGCCGACGCGATGACGCAGAGCATACAGGGCACGCTGGAACGCGTGCGGGCGCCGCGCGAGGAGCGGACCGAGGTCCGCCTCCGGGCGCAAGCGCGACGCCAAGGGGTGGAGTTGACGCCCGACGATGACGCGCGCCTACGCGCCATTACCGCCCAAGAACGCTTTAACGAGATCATGCAAGTCACGGAGCGGATTGGCGACACGGTCGCGCAGACCCTCACGCAGGGCCTGCTCACGATTATTGATGGCACGCAGCGGGTGGGCGATGCGTTTAAGCTCATGACGAAAAGCATCCTCGACTCGATTGCGCAGATTACCCTCAATGAAGGGTTTAAGATGCTCATCCGCCTCGGGCTGACGGCGATTGGGACGGCGCTCGCTCCCGGGACGGCCGGCGCGGCCGCCGGGAATCAAGCGGCCCTCGGCATTGCGCCGGGGACAACGTTTGTCCAGGCACAGGGCGGGGCCATTGTGAACCGCCCGACCGCCATCCTCGCCGGCGAAAACCCCGCGATGAATCCCGAATACGTCCTCAATCGGCCGCAGATGCAAGCGCTCATGAGTGGGGCCATGCGTGCGGCGCCCACGGCCGGTGGGCAAGCAATGGGGGGCGTGACGGTGATCAATGTAGCCAATCGCGAACAAGCGGCCCAAGAGGCCGCGCGGGAGAGAGCCCTCGGGAAAGCCGTCATCATCAACGAAGTGCTGAACGAAATCAGTCAAGGGTCGGGGTCGCGTATCGCGCGGACGTTACAAGCACTGCGATAAGAAAGGTATAGCAAGTGCCGGTCTACCCGATTGATCCCATACCGTCGAGCATCTCCGTTGCCGCGATGCAAGATCCCATGCATACGTACCTGACCGACCAAGGCTATGAGGTGCGTCGGTCGAAGCATAGCCGGCCCTTGCGCCAGTATCAGCTGGAATACCTAGGGCTGACGACCCCGCAGATGCGCGTCCTACGGGACTTCCTGCTCCAGCAGCGTCTGGGCGTGCTGTCGTTTGAATGGCTGCACCGCACCGGGGGGGATCGCGTCAACTATAGCAATACGACGCCCGTAATCTGCACGCTCCAGCACAGCTACGTCACCAATCAGTGGCTCTGGATCAATGGCGCGACGCATGGCGGGCTGAACGGGTTCTGGACGCTGACGCGCTTCGATTCTACGAGCTTTGCGCTCAATGGCTCGGCAGCGCAGGGCGGGACGGGGAGTGCCATCGCCGTGCCGTATCTGCCCAATGCGACGGCCCGCTTTGCGCAAGATGTCATGGAACCTGCGGTGAAGTTGATTGGTCCCGAGGCGGCGGATGTGTTCACGCAAGGGCGCGGGCGATTTAACATGGTGGTACTTATTCAGGAACAGTTCTAAATGCCACGCATTCTCTCAGCGGCGCTTCTGCGGGAAAAGAACCAGCTGCAATCGGATCATGTCATTACGTGGCTCTTTCAAGTCGATATATTAGGCGCCCCAGTACCCTATCGACTGGTGAATTATGACCAGGACATTCAGTTTCATGGGATTTGGTATAACCGCTATAGCGTGGACGTGGACGCGCTCGAAGACGCCACGAGTCAATCCCTGGTGCGGCTGCGGGCGACGGTGGGCAACGTGGATCAGGCGTTCATCTCATTACTGGAGCACTATTGGGGGCCGGATGCTCCCTGGGTCGTGACCATCTGGCCGATTGATACGCAGCAGCCCGACGCGACGCCCTTTGGTACGGGCGAAGTGTTTCAGGTGGTGCAGGTGGCGACGGACTTTCTCACGGCGGTGGTGGATTTGCAGGCGGAGGGCATTACGCTCACGGGCACGATCCCGAAGCGACGGTTCACTCAGTCCGGGGGCTTTCCAAACATACCTAGAAGGCTTAACTAGTAAAGTTCTATTATATATGATTCCATGTCTTCCGATGAATGATGCACTGAATAGCAAATTTCGAGACGCCATAATATTCGCCAAGATCGTGCATCGTGATAAAGCCCTCCGCATAGCAGGCACGAATGTCCAGCACCTGTTGCGCGGTCAGCTTGGCTTTGTGGTGCTGTTCGCCGCGTGGAAACGCTTCAGGCTTCGTATGGATACCCGTCGCCTTGCCGCGTGCCTGGCGTCCTTTGTTCACGGCATCTTGGCGGTTGCTTTGCCACGTACCTGGCCAGAGGTGCAGCGGGTTGCAGCAGCTAGGGGTATCGCAATGGTGAGCAATCAGCAAGCCTGGCAGCAATGGTCGAGCATTCCAAAGTTCATATATCACATGGGTTGCTCTCAGCGTCAGATGTTTGCCGTGAAAGGTCAGCGTAAATTTGCCATACCCATCTTGATCCGTACTTTTCAGCCATGGCCAGCAGCAATACACACAGTCCTCGCCATGGCCGCATTGCTGAATCGCGCTCCACAAGCGTTCCAGAAACGGCAACCTGGGCGGGACGCCGTGTGCATGCCGATGGGCATTGACGAGTCTATTCCAGCAGGTACGGCAATAACTATTCTTGCCGTCGCCGCGTTGCGTATTGGTACCAAAGTCTTCCAAGGATTTGACCAGATGACAGCGGGAACACGGTTTCTCAGTGCGGTGGCGTTTCATAACGTGACCTCCTGGATCACAGGTGCATCGTTGTGGGAAGTGGCTGGCAGGCGATGAACTCTGCCCCGGTTTCGAACCCGGTGCCACTCGACAGAAGAGTATAGCAG